CGGAGTATAGTCCCGGCATGGTGATCGCAGGCGTCGACATAGGTAAGAAGGGCGGCGTGGCCCTCTACGACGGCGAGACGTGGCGCACGTGGCAGGCGTCGCCGAAGCGGGCGCCGCTGTGGCGCTGCGCTATGGAAGCCCGCCAAGCGGCACCGGACGCGGTGTGGTACGTCGAGAGGCCGCTCTTGCTGCAGTCGCACGGGCGCGCGTCGTCGCACGCGATCGGCGTCGAGCTCGGGCGGCTCGACGTGGCGCTCGACGGCGTGACGCGGTACGATGTGCACCCGGTGCGCTGGCAATCGGCCCTCGGGCTCTCGTCGCGCGGCACGGGTCGCAAGCTGCACAAGCGGCGTCTCGAGCGGGCCGCGGCAAAGGTCGCCGGGGTCGAGCTTGCCGAGGGCGAGGCCGACGCGGTGCTGCTCGCCTGGTACGGATGGAGGGTGAACGGAGGTTGACGCATGAAGGTTGACAGCAGACAGATCAAGATGGTTCACGCTTCTGATCTTGTTCCCTATGCGATGAACAGTCGCACCCATTCGGATGCGCAGGTGTCGCAGATTGCAGCCAGCATCCGGGAGTTCGGGTTCACGAATCCAGTTCTGATCAAGTCAGATCAGACGATCATTGCAGGTCATGGTCGCGTGCTCGCTGCGAAGGCCCTTGGCATCGATCAAGTGCCATGCATCGAACTTGATCACCTGGATGATCATCAGGTTCGGGCCTATGTCATCGCCGACAACCGGATCGCGCTCAACTCCGGCTGGGATGATGAGATCCTTTCATCAGAGATCAGCAGGCTGAATGATCATTTCGATCTTTCGCTTCTCGGATTTTCACCTGGCGAGCTCGAGCACTTGCTCGACATGGATATCGACCCGGTACTCGATGAGTCAGATCAGGGCATGACGATCTCGACTAACTGCTGTCCAGCGTGCGGCCATGAGTGGTAACCGCCCGAGAATCTATGTCAGGCCTGTAACGAGGGCGACTGCGCTCAAAACGTGCAAGCGGTGGCACTACTCGGGCACGCTTCCTGCCAGCAAATCAGCGTTTATCGGTTGCTGGGAGGGCGATACCTATGTTGGCGTTGTTATTGTCTCATGGGGCGCCAACATGAATATGGCAAAGCCCTATGGAATGAGCCTCGGCGACGTTGCAGAACTGGCACGCGTTGCGCTGTCGGGCCATCAGGTGTGGGAGACGAGCAAGATCGTGACGTTCGCCTGTCGAGAGTTCATCAAGTGCAACCCATCAGTCAGGATGCTTGTCTCCTACGCTGACTCGTCAGAAGGCCATCACGGTGGCATCTACAAGGCGATGGGATGGACGTACACTGGCGCCTCTTTGACAGAGGTGTGGAGACTGAACGGCAAGAAAATCCACAGGCGAGGATATACAGGCAAGGTCTTTGGCGGTGCTAGAACCCCGATCCCTGACGGGATTGAGATTGAGAAAGGGGTGCCGAAACACCGTTACTGCCTGCCCCTTGACGATGGTGCGCGGGATGTACTATCCCGCATGAAGCAACCTGCCCCGAAAGCAGGCTTGACCGGTGACCAGCCGGACAGCGGCGGTGCAACGCCGACCTCGGGGCTCTAGCATGAAGCGCGCTGCAAAAGAGCAGGCAGCAGTCAGGCAACTGAAAGCCCTTGATCTGCGTAAAGCCGGGCTCACCTATCAAGCGATAGGCGACCGTCTCGGCATCAGTCGACAAGCTGCGCACAAGCTGGTCAAAGCTGCTGTCGACGCTGTCAAGGCTGACAGTGCTGAGTCAGCATCTGACTTGATCGCGATCGAATCGCAAAGGCTTGATCACATGCAGGTGGCTTTGTGGTCGTCTGCAATGAAAGGCGATCCGAAGTCAATCGATCGGATCTTGCGCATCATGGAGCGGCGGGCCCGTCTGCTCGGTCTCGACGCGCAAGTCGAGCAGGTCGCTGGATCGGTGACACTGACCGTCGAAGTCCCGAGCCCGGCGAAACCCGGTGCGGATTAGACTCCCGGCGCTCTACCCGGCGCAACATGCGGCGATCTACCATCCGGCGCGGTACGTCGTGATCGAGGCGTCGACGAAGGCAGGGAAGACCCTCGGGTGCCTCGTGTGGCAGATGGGCCGCGTCATCGAGGACGGCGGCGTCCACTGGTGGGTTGCGCCGGTCTATGCGCAAGCGCGGATGGCGTACGAGCGGGCCCTCGGGATGCTGCCGCGGCCGATCGTCGCGTCGAAGTCGCGGACCACGCTCGAGATCGGGCTCGTGAACGGGGCCCGGTGGGCGTTCCGGTCGGGCGAGCAACCCGACAACCTCTACGGCGAGGACGTCCGATCGGCGGTCATTGACGAGGCGAGCCGGTGTCGTGACGAAGCATGGCACGCCGTGCGCTCGACGCTGACGGCGACGAAGGGCCCGATCCGCGCGATCGGCAACGTGCGCGGCCGGTCGAACTGGCACTATCGGCTAGCGCGCGCGGCCGAGGCCGGTGAGCCCGACCACCACTTCGCCCGGCTCACGGCATGGGATGCAGTCGAGGGCGGCGTCGTCGACCGCGACGAGATCGAGGACGCGCGGCGAGTGCTACCGGACCACGTCTTTCGGGAGCTCTATCTCGCCGAGCCTTCGGACGACGGCGGCAACCCCTTTGGGCTCGACGCGATCGCGGCGTGCGTCGGCGAGCTGTCAACGGACGCCCCCGTATGCTGGGGGTGCGACCTCGCACGCTCGCACGACTGGACCGTCTGCATCGGGCTTGACCGCTCGGGCCGGGTCTGTCGCGTCGAGCGGTGGCGCGACACGTGGGGCCGCACGGTCGACCGCGTGCTCGAGCTCACGGGCCGGGCGCCGGGTCTCGTCGACGCGACCGGGGTCGGCGATCCGGTGTCGGAGATGCTAATCAACCGGGGCTCGGCGTTGACGCCGTTCGTCTTCACGTCGTCGTCGAAGCAATCGATCATGGAGGGCTTGGCCGCGGCGATTCAGCGCGGCTCGGTCGGCATCGTCGACGGCGTGCTACGTCATGAGCTCGAGCTCTACGAGTACATACCGGCGCGGCTCGGCGTCCGGTACTCCGCCCCGTCCGGCGCGCATGACGACGCGGTGTGTGCGCTTGCGCTCGCGTGGGCGTGGTTCTCTCGTCAGGGTCTGGACATACGGCGCGGTATGGGTCAAGGTGAGTCCATACGCTCGCGTATTCCGTCCCGGCGATCGGTGCTCGTGTGACAGATCGGATCCGCAATCGATCGGCGCTCTCGCCGTCGTCGACCGCAGGGCACGCGGTCCCGTCGCGCGACCCGACGCCGCAACTGCGGCCGCTTGCGCTACGTGGTACGGGCGGCGGTCCCGGTCAGCTCGATCGGATGCGGCGCGGGCACCCTCGCGTCGCGGTCGGCTGTCGCGATCTTGCGCTGGCGATCGGGTCGGCGCGGGTCGAGTTCGCCGAGCTCGACGACGAGCGGCCGAGCGAGACGGCGTTTCGCGAAGACCTCGACGCGTTGATCGCCGAGGCCTACGTCGACGCCGAGAACGGGATCGGCGGCTGGTCGGCGCTCGGCGCTGCGCTCGCTGAATACTACCTTGCCGGGCACTATCTCGCCGAGGCCCGCTTTGTCGCGGCGCCGGATGCGGCCCCGCGTCGGACGGCGTCGCTCGACCGGCTGCGGCTCGAGCTTTACCCGATCCACGCGTCGAGCGTTCAATCGTGGGTCGCGGCCCCGCCGACGTGGCAACGGCTGGCGGCGGTGACGCAGTCGACCCCGACCGGCTACGTGGAGATCCCGCGCGACCGGCTGATCTATTTGCAGCACGGCGGCGCGCCCGGCGAATGGGAAGGCGTCTCGATCCTGCGTCCGCTCGTGTTCATCGTCGAGCGTTGGATCTCGCTCCTGACGTCGGCCGAGCGTAACAGCTACTTCGGCGCGGGCGTGGCGAAGGTGACGGCCCCGATGGCCGAGACGCCCGCCGATCGTGACCGTATGCTCGACACGCTCGAAGCGTGGCAGAGCGGCGCGGCCCCG